CTTGCATTAACTCTAACTCTTTTTCTCTATTCTTAATAACCTCTTTTTGCGCTTCATCTTCATCATTCATTGTACGAGTTAGAATAATAATAGCTGTTACTAAAGCACCAATAGCAGTTATAATAGCCATTATTGGATTCGCCATAATAGCAGTATTCCATAACCATTGAGCAGCAGTTGCTAACTTTGTTCCAATGGTTGTTGATTTAAGCATAGCACCAACAACCCTTAAACTATCGCCCATTCCTGCAAGTCCTTGAACTCCTTGAGCTAAAGCCATTGCTGCCTGAACTTTTGCAAGTGATTTATCTAAGGCTTCATTTTCTTGACCAAAGAGTTGAGCTGCTCCTTGGGCTGCTGCGAATCCTGATGCAACTCCTGCTCCTAAATTTGCAATCGCTTGAAATTTAGCTTCAGGTTTTAGCATATCAATAGATTCGTTTAAATCATCAACACGCTCTTTTATTTTTGCAGCTTCTTTTTGTAATTTTCTAAACTCCTCTGTGTTTTGCTTTCCAGCTCCTGCCATTTCAAATAAGGCATCTTCAACTTCATTGAATTGCTGTCTAAGGTCTTTTACAGATTCACCACTTACATTGGTTTGTATTTCTATGTCTATTGTAGTCTTTGCCATTATCTTTTAAGTACCAATTATGAATAAACTCGTATTTCGATTTGGGTATCTAATAAAACATTATCCATGTAACCAGTACCCATTGTGTCTGCAACTTGAATTAATATTTCACTATTACCTATTCTGTTTGCTAATATTATAGCCTGTGTTCCAACCATACTTAATCCAGTTTGATTAATCATTACAAATGTTTTATTTGCTGTAAATTCTGCATTTGATAATAATTTATACTCACCTACTAAATAATAACTTGAAGTAATGCCACTACTCATTGTAGTTTCTAACTCTACTACTGTTGGTGCTGTAACTCCTGACTGACTAAGTAAAGCAACATATTTTTTATAAGATACATTGTTTAAAGTTTTAATCCCATTGTTATAAGTTACATTGGATTCTGTTACTGTTATTCCTGAACTATTTGTTACACTTATATTTGAAACACCGCCTAAAACATTAACTCCGCTCGAACTTGTTATGCTTATGTTTTTTGAACCTGCACCTACTACATTTGAGTTACCAATTACAATAACACCATCTCCTGAACTAACTATGTTATTTTTACCACTAACTAAAGCACCTTCTGTTACATGATTGTTATTGAATGTAGTTCCTACTCTTGATGTTGGTGCTGGAGTTTGAGAATTTAAATCTTTTACACCTCCATTTATTGTAACTCCATTATCATTTACATAAGGTGGTAATGTTTTTAATTTAATAAATTCACATTTAGTAGGTTGATTATTTACTCTATCATAATCAATTATCTTATTTAATCTCCAATATTCATTCTCAAAAAAGAATGTATCTCTAAAATCTAAATTTTGAATGTCAAATTCATTAATTAAAAAGTAACCTGTAAACAATTTACTATCCTTGTCTGATATTTGTTCAATATAATCTCTATAATATTTATTGTAAAGATTATTTGCAGTATATTTTATTGGTGTGTAATAAACTTGTCTAGGTACACCAAAATTCAAATCAATTGTAGGATTGTTTACATCATCTAAATGTCCTGCATAAGGAAAATCATTTCTACTTGTAGTTCCACTTGTTGCAATATGCTGCCATGAATTATTAGTTGTTTTTAATCCTCCCCAATAAAGCAATCTTATATTTGATTGTGTTGGTTTTATAGTTCCATTTGAATCTAATTGATAAATTTTTGGAATTACCCTATCATGTCCAATTGTATCTACTAATGGAGTAGGGCTAAATATTAATTCTGTTTTAACCTCACCTTTTAAGAAATCATTTAATATATCGTATTTTCTTTCTCCATAAATCTCATTAAAATTAGTTTTATAATCTGTATTAAAATAATCAGTATCATCTTTATAAGTAAATTTGTAAGTTTTACTATTTAATTCGCCTAATGGAATTATTTTATTTTCTTTTGTATAATCTAATTTTTGAGACCAATCATTTGTAACTCCACTACTATAAAAAATTGGTCTTGGCTCTATTAATAATTTATTCGTATTATTTTTATCTACATCAACAAATAAATTAAATGCTTTAATAATAGAATTAAAAAAATCACTTTGTTTTATTTTATCAGGTAAAACTGAATTAACCTCAACATCGTCATTTTCTTGAATTGTTGTATCTGCAAATGATACCGCAAAAAAACTATCCTGTAATATATTTGCTTCACAATAAGATGTTGAACTTACATTTTGTTTGTTAGTTCCTGACTTATAAATTGATGCAGGAGTATTTTGAAGTCCTGGTGTTTTATAAAATTTAACTTCTATTATGTCATTTTGATTTAAAAAACTTGTTATGCTTAATTCGCCTGTGCTTGTTAAACTTGTTGTTCCGCTTGTTATTGTGTAACCTATTGTGGTTCCTGTTGTTGCTGTTATATTAAAAACATTATCTAAATCTGGAATATTCTCTGTTGGCTTCATCCTTACAGGAATATTTGCTATCGTTTGATAAATTGAACCAAGACTAGGTGGATTTCTTGTAATTGTAATATTTCCTAATAAAACACTATCATATGTTAATGTTGCTGTTGCTGTACTTGGAAAATGCTTTACGTTTAACCTGAAATTAAATTTTAAATTGTAAGTTCCACTTTTAGAAACTACAAATCTATTATAATCTGTGCCACCTGCTCTATCATACCATAAATTACCTGCATCATTATTTGGTGGTGTTGTTTTATCAGGTAAACTAATTACTTGTCCATAATTAGGAAATCCATCTATATTATTGTTTATAACTCCATTTAAAGTTATTATCTGTGTTGAATTTCTACTTACCCTTATTGTTCTTTCTGCAACTTGTTGATTAGTTAATTTTAAACTTGAACCTCCATTATACGGAATAATTAATCTTTTAAATAAATCACTTTCAAAGAATGAAGATTGATAAGTGAATCCTGCATCAGAAAACATTTTATCAATTATTGTTTTTACAAATAATGCAGGAAACATATTTGTAACGTTAAATTGATTATTTATGCCATAACCATAATCTATCATCGGATAGGTATAGCCCTGTGTATTTGACCAACTTAACTGCTGATTGTATAAAGTATATTTATGATTGAACTCTGTAAAATCCAAATCCCTTAAATATTTATTATTAAAAAACTGATAAACATTCTGCAACTCACCAAAGAAAGCAACCTCATATTCAATCTCGTATTTATCAGTAACATTAACATTCAATAGTTGACAAATGCCTTTGAACTGTGTTGCCTCATTATAAGTTATTTCTGCTATTGCTTTTAAATTCGGATTAAAATTCGGGCTAAAGTTAGTAGTGCCTGTACTATTAATGACTGCATTAACATTCCATATATTCGAAAACAATTCATTGTTAAAAGTAGAGCCTGGTAGTATAACAGTCTTGCTCCATGTAGTGCTGCGTTTTTCAGGTTCTCTAATATCAGCAATGTTAAAGTTAAGAGGTATTGAAACATCTTCTTTTAAATCTATCTGCTCGTTGTTAATGTAAATTTTAGTTAAAATCATCTTCTTTGTCTTTTTCTGTTTTGTGAGTAAGTAAATGAAACCACTAAATTAAATAGTTGCTGACTAGCTTCGTATTTTGTTTGATAACTGCTATCTGTAATATTTACAGAAACTAAATTACTGCCATCGTAAATATAAACATCAGGACTTGTTACTAATTGCTCTAACCAAATACTTTCAGCTTCTGTAATCCAATCACTATTGATTGTAATCGTATCATCTAGTATTGTTTCATATTGGCTTAATCCTCTGCTTGTAGTTGAGTAGCTATAATTAGTTCCACTCCATTGATTTGGATTGCTTTTGTAAGTGTTACGTTTTATATTCGTGTTCTTAGTCATTGCACCGGTGAAAGTGTAATAATCATACTTACCATAGTTATTCATAAACTTAAAACGGATAGGTGTATACTTTGAGCAAATATCTTCGCCTGCATAAATCCTAATTGTTTCACTTACTTGACTCTTTGAAATATTTTGAATCACAACATCATAATACTTCCAATTATTATCAAATATTGGTGTTGTACCTGATGCCAAATCACTATCAGTTAAATTACTTAACCAATCATAATCCACTCGCAAATTGATTGAACGATCTTCTCTATTGCTTAATGCTGCATAAGGGTTTTGAATATCCACTGTATTAAATAAAGTCCCATCACTTGAATATGTTTTTACTTCTAAAAAATAACCTTCATTTACTGCATTAGTCATAAAACCTAAAATAAGTTTTTCGCCTGTTCTTGATTCAAAAGTAGGTCTGTCAGTAAGAAATTGACTTGAAATATTTTGCAGAACATAAGTATTTGTTGCAAAGTCTAAAAAGTCCAATGGACTAAACACTCCGTTAAAACAATAACCACTTGAAGTAGTTAAGTTAGGATAGTTCGTAATTCCACTACTTGCACCATATTGCTCACCAAATTGAACTATATAAGATGCTATTGAATTTACACATTGCTTAAATGTAGTTGTGTTATCTTCAAAGTCCCTAGTTAAAAAGTTTTGAATGATACCAGCCACATCAAATGTTCCATAGTTGTTACTTGGGTTTCTGCCTACTTCTAATCTAGTGTAATCACTTGATCCATTTACATAAATATCTGCTATGTAACGAAAATTAGATTGAGCAACGTTTGTTGAACTCAAAGTAAAAATCATTTGATTGTAAACGGGTGCGTAGCTGTTAGGTGTGTTGTATATTGTTAGTGCCATTATTCAAATTCTTGTGTTATGTCTTTTTCTAATTGTGGTATCTCTTCAGTTAAGAATGGTTTACCTTTGTATCCAAATCTTTTGATAGTTCCTTTTTTAAGTATGTTAGTTGCTATGGCATAGGATAATGACCTTTGACCTTTCTTATCTCCTGCTATGCTTTGTAATTCAGGTTTATTGCCTATCCATTCTAAAATCTTAGGCTGCAGCTTTTTTCTATTTTCTTTTGAATATCCTTTTGCTGGTGTTCCTTTTTCTAAATCTTCCCAGTAATCTTCGAGTTCAACCGTTACTGTAACTCCGTTTTGATTTTGTTTAATTGGTAATGCCTTTAATGATTGAGATAAATTTTCTGAAGCATTAAACTTGTATTTCTCTAAATTATCTTTAACTCTTTTT